TCACACCATTCCTCGTCTGGAAGTTTAAGGTACTTGGAACTGTTACGTCATATAATTTTTTATAATTCGAAGAAGTTATTTGATTTATTTCAACTATTTTATCTAAAACTACATTGTTTTGGTAAGGAAAATTTCGATGTAAATTTATACTATTAATTTCTTTTAATGCATTATTTTTATACTTTTGAATTAAATCTATATTATCTCTAAATTTCAATGCCCATTGTGCTCTAATAGATATATGATGCGTTGGTAATATATTTTCTGTTCCAATATTATTTGATTTTTGTTGTGTTATGCTTATTTTTCCAAATACATCTATTTTAGAACATAATAATGAAATACCTTCTATTAAATTACGAGATGCAGAACTAATAACTATACCGCTTTTATCAACATGACCGTCTCCTGAAAAATATCCACTAATAAGACCTTTCACAAATTCAATTGGTGCTGTATATGCAATATCTGGTATATATTTATTTTCAGATCCATGGCCTACTAATTTTGTCATAAATATTGTTAATAATGTAGAATAACCAGAAATTGTAGTTGTTTCTCCTAATGCTTTTTTATCAGTTTTTGTTTTTGATTTAATAGCATATTTATCAAACCATGCTTTTACGAAAGCTATTACATCTTCATCTTTCTTTGTAATAATTACTTGTCCTGAGTGAAGATCTGCATGTCCATCTGCCAAGAATAATCCTATAAATCTTCCATTATCATAATTAAGTTTAAATTTTGCAGGAATACGACATGTATCTCTTGAAGCATGATATGGATATATACATTCATCATGAATATTTTCTGTATTTGATCTACCTGATGTTACTCTTGTTAAACTTGCTTTCTTTGTATATGGAGTTATAAATGACTTACCATTGTGTTCTTCCCACCATCCTCTTGGTATTTGAATTCTTCCTTTCATTGCTTCATTCATCATTGAGATAGCTTTATTAAATTCTGTTCCATGAATATATTCATCTTTTGGAAAATATATTGACATATCAATTTCATTAATAATTATAGGTGGTTCTGGTAATTCTGCAGTTACTGGTATATACATGCCTTCTTTTACTTCTTTAGATTCCATTTTGTGAAATTCTTTTAATTTTTCATCCCATATCAATAATGTTTTTGAATCTGCTGCAATCCCACTTCTTCCACCAAGAGTTTTAAATTTATATAGTCTTTCACCAGGATCATGTCTAGTTATTGCTGTAAGTTCTCCCCATGTTACTTTACCTTTTTCATCACATGTTGGAATATATATTTTATCTGATAAAATAAGTAATTCTTGATTTGCCACTTTTGAAAACTCTATTTTTGGTAAATTATCAATATTATCCAAATATGAATCAATCCATTTACCAATTTGAACAGATTTTGCTTGTCCATTTTCAATAATAATAATTTCTGTATCACCTGTTACTGATTTAACGGCAGTATCAATAAGACCCTCACGACCTCCCATAGCATGGAAAAATACTTCTTGTGGAGACAATCCACTAATAAATGAATTTTCTACAAATCCTCTTGCTTCTGGTCCATCATCATATTTAGTATAATGTGGAAGTGTGCGATCTGTAAAACCATATGCAACACGCTTTCCATCCACATTTTGTTGTCCAAGACAACCTACCATTTGTGCTACGTTATCTTTTTTACCTTTTGCTTTCGCTTTAATCATATTAATCATTCTGTTTGTTTTATCATCAATCTTTTTTGTTGCAGTATTACCAACTTCTTTCATCAATTGATTAAGAATATTAAGAATTTCCAATTCAAAAAAGTCTTGATTTTTAAAAATACTTTTATTTTCAAGAATACCTTTTCTTACATTTTCAATTTTAAGATATGCATCAGATTTATGTTTACTAATTGTTTTCTTAATAGAATCAGTAGTTTCTGCATCTGTTATTAAATCACTAATACCAACACTAAAACCACCATAAACCAACCATCTGCAAATTAAACGTTGAGTATTATCAAGAAAACGTTGAGCTTCAAATGGACTATAATCGTGAAATAATACTGAAAGAATACCGCGACTCATAGAATGAAAAATACTTTTATCAATAGTACCTCTTTCAATAATACTATTGTTAATTGTAAATTTTTCATCAAGATCATTCTTTGTATCAATAAATAACCCAGGTGGTAATATTTGAGAAAATGCTTGTTTACCAGAATATAAATGATTTTCTTCATCTAAAGGTTTTGGCATTATTCCATTAAAATAAGAATTAACCATTTGAAGATTTGCCATTGGTTTATCTTGAATTGTTACCCAATCTTTTGTAATTCTATATGATCCTAACATAGTATCTTGAACAAGTTCTACAATTGGTTTTCCATCTCGTGGTGTAATAATAAGATATGGTACTAATGCAAGATCAAGCAATTCACTCATAGTTTGTTCATTTTGAGGTGCAAATAAATTCATTTCATCACCATCATAATCTGCATTAAATGGCCCAGTTGTAGTTACTGGCAATCTAAATGTTTGATATTTCATAATTTTAGCTCTAAATGTCATCATACTCATTTTATGAAGAGATGGTTGACGATTAAAAAGTACATAATCTCCATCGCGTAAATGTCTATCAATAATATCACCAAATTGTAATTTTTCAGCAATTTCATCTAAATTTGCATATTTTAAAGTCATTGTAATATTATCATAACTTTTCAATCGGGCATATTTAGCACCTGGCCATTTATCAGGTCCATTTTTAATAAGTTTTCTTATTTCATCAATATTATATTTATTGACTACTTCTGGAAATGTAACTGTCATTGCTACTTTAAGTGGAATTCCAAGTTCATATAAAATAATATAAGGATCTGGTGTAATAACTGAACGTGCAGATTGATCAACACGTTTACCATTCAAATTACCTCTGATACGACCTTCTTTCTTTTTCAATCTATCAGCAATTGATTTCAGTTTTCTGCCATTTCTTTGCTGTGCAATTGGTAATCCTGGTATTTGATTATCCATAAAAGTAGCCACATGATATTGTATTAAATTTGTTAAATTTTTAATTTGCTCTTCTGTACCTGTATCTAATTTTTCTTTCAATTGATTATTATATTTAATAATATCTGATAGTTTATGTGTCAAATCATCCTCACGTCTTTGACCACTTTCTTCAATAATACTTGGACGCACAGCAGGTGGTGGAACAACTAATATTGTTAATATCATCCAGTCAGGACGATTAATACGACTATTAAAACCGTAAAGCTCAATATCTTCATCAGAAATTCTTTGAAAGATTCTTAGAATTTCTTCTGCTGTCATTTCTTTAGTAATAATTTTATTAGTAACATCATTTCCTTCTTTAATTGTCTCTTTAAATTCTGCTACAATTTTCATTGAATTAATTTTATTATATTTTGTGGGTTGTTTAGCACGACATCCATTATTATTTTCGTCATCAATTTGATCATCTCCGCATCTTTTAATTTTTTTAGTTAATTCAGATAGAATATCAAGACGTTTTTTACCATTTTTAGTAGATTTAATTTTTTTTATTTCTTCCATAATATCGGGTTTGTTTGATTTTAAAGAAAAGAATGGACGTGAACATCTGAAGCATACACATTTTAGAAATTTACGTACTGTATCAAAAAACATAGGATGAAATACTGGTTTAGCCAATTTAATATGACCAATATGAGCTGGGCAAAAGATGTTTTTTGATTCACAAGTACTACAGTTACGATTATGTTCTAATGGTCCCATTCTTGAATCAAAAAGACCATTAATAACTGGATCATTACCATTATATGTATCTGTTTTTGTTACTTCAACTACTGATTGTTGTAGAATTTCATCTGGTCCCAAAACACTGAATTGTATACCTTTTATAACTTCTATTTCTTGATCATATGATAATTCTTTATAAATAGATGACATATTTCTATGTGTCCTATTATGCTCTAAATATTTTATATTGTTATTATCTTTAAATCAAATTTTATTATAATTTTATATATTAATGAAATACGTGATTATATCAATGGCATTAATAAGTATAATAATAATAATATTAATATTATCATGTAAAAAAAATAGTATTAATTATGAAAATTTTGATAATAATTTAGGTGATGTTTATGTTTTAAGAGCTTATTTAATGAATGAACAAACTATCAAAGCATGGGATAAATTTTTAAAAAATTTACCAAATGAAAGATGTTTTATACTCTATGATAATACCAAAAATACAATGAATATTCATTCAGAATTTTATAATACATATAAAAATCAAATCATTTTGCATACTGAAACTGATTCAGAAAAAATAAATAGTTTACATGCTAGTATTAAATCAACACCAGAAAGTTCAATAATTATTGCATATAATTATATATCTTCTAAAATTAGTTTTGATTATTTATGGTTAATTGAAGAAGATATATACATAGATGGATCATTGAAAGATATTCTTTCAAGATTTAATAGTGATAATTCAGATATATTAGCAAGAGATATAGAAGAATATAATGAAAGTCCAAATTGGAATAATTGGAGTAATTTTTTTGGACAATATAAAAATTTAGAATTAAACAAACAAGTAAAGGTATTTTTACCAATTATTAGATTTAGTCATAATTATTTAGAAATATTAAAAGCTAATTTGGGAGTGTCATCTGGTTTCTGTGAAGTATATTTTGTTACATTAGCTAAAAATAACAATTTAACATATAATAATTTACCTGATAATATGTTTGGAGAATTTTATGCACATAAAGTAATTAATTTATCTAATTTACCAAATAATAATGATAATAAACTCTATCATAAATTTGTATATGAATATGACCATAAAGATTAAATGCAAATAAGGAATTAAAATATATATAAATATAATTAAGATGAGAGATAATGTGCTGAAAACTGATAGTGAAACCTCAGACTCAGAGTTAGAATCAGATTCAGATTATGTTCCAGAAGCTACTGAAGAATCTGAAGATTCTAGTGATTGTGAATCGAGTGATGAATCAGGAGAATTATTATCTACTAAAATTATTATTAAAAAAGTAAAAAAAGAAGAAATCAAACAAGTAAAAAAAGAAGAGGAAGAAGAGGAAGAAGAAGAGGAAGAAGAAGAGGAAGAAGAAGAAGAAGTTGATGAAGAAGAGGAAGAAGAAGTTGATGAAGAAGATGAAGAAAAAGAGGAAGAAGAAGTTGATGAAGAAGAGGAAGAAGAAGTTGATGAAGAAGATGAAGAAGAAGAGGAAGAAGAGGAAGAAGCTGAAGAAGCTGAAGAAGAGAAAGCTGAAGAAGAGAAAGCTGAAGAAGAACCTGAAGAAGAGAAAGCAAATAAAAAAATTAATGATATTATTAATTCTGAGAATCCTGATGAAGAATTATTAAAATATTTTAATACTATTTTTCAAGCAAATAATAGTCCAATGATATATATTATGTCTTCTAATAATCTTCAAGATAGAAATAATAATAACAATGATGACAATCATGATCATAAAGATTGTTGTAATAAAAAAAGATCAAATGAAGATAAATATGATACTAAAAGTGAAATAAAACAATCTTTTAAAAAAACTAAATTTACTGATGCTGAAAATCGATTTATTAAAAAATTTAATAAAGACGAGAACATATTCTGGAATAATTTGAATGAAAAAGAAAGAGATTTATATTTAGATAAATTTAAAAAAATAAAAGATAGCAATCTTAATTCTCTAATACCATTAAAATTTAAAATATTAAAGTCTGATATTGATAATAATTCTAAGTCATTGATAATTGCTAAATTAGAGCAATTTTCATCAATGTCTGAACATGCTGGTGAATATTTTAAATTAAAATCATGGTTAAATTCACTTTCAAGAATTCCATTATCTATTTATAATCCATTACCAATTACTTCTTCAGCTCCAAAAGATAAATGCTCTGAATTTCTTCAAAATATACGTAAAAATTTGGATGCAACTGTTTATGGTCATGAAGAAACTAAACAACAAATTTTACGTATAATGGCACAATGGATATCAAATCCTGATTCAAAAGGTAATTGTATTGGCATTCAAGGAAGTATGGGAGTCGGCAAAACTACTTTGGTCAAAGAAGGTATATGCAAAGCTCTTAATATGCCATTTGGTTTCATTTCACTTGGTGGAGCATCTGATGGATCATATCTAGAAGGACATAATTATACTTATGAAGGCTCTACATATGGAAAAATTGCAGAAATCCTTATGAAAACTAAATGCATGAACCCAATTTTATTCTTTGATGAATTAGATAAAGTAAGCAATACCTATCGTGGTCAAGAAATTATTGGTATTTTAACTCATTTAACTGATCAATCACAAAATGAACATTATAATGATAGATATTTTGGTGAACTTGAATTAAATTTATCAAAATCTCTTATCGTTTTTAGTTATAACGATGAGTCTCTTATTAATCCAATTTTGAAAGATCGTATGATAACTATTAATGTGAAAGGTTATACAACCAAGGATAAAATACCAATTGCTCAAAATTACTTAATTCCAGAATTATTTAAGCAATATAACTTAAAGAAAAATTCAATTGTCTTTACAGAAGACATAATTACATGCATTATCAACAAAATACCAACTGAAGAAGGTGTTCGCAATCTAAAGAGAGGAATTGATTCAATAATTAGTGCAATAAATATTAAACAGTATATTGATAAAGATTTTCCAGAAATTAATAATTTAACATTAACAGAAAAAGATATAAATAAATATTTACAAATACCCTCAAATGATAATAAAATGAAAGATGCAGTTGCACATATGTATCTTTAACTTGCGTTAATGCTAATGTATCTTTAACTTGCGTTAATGCTAGTGTATCTTTAACTTAAAATTATCTTTTTTTTATAGAGTTCTCTAATAGAGTATAATGTTCTTATTAAGAGATATTGTAATTATATTAACATTTGTAGCATTAATATCTATTTTAGTTTTATATTTAAGAAAAGAAGGGTTTTCAAATTATGACACAAGCAATATAAAATTTATGACTGCAAAACAAACAGCTAATTTTTTATATAATGATCCTGATGGATATGTAGCTAATTTATCTCCAACTGATTTATATGCAAGAAAAACCAATTCAACAAATGATTATAGAATGCAAATTTCACAATCAGCAATAGATATTCCTGATGATTTAAAAACTAAACTTTTAATTGCTTCAAAGAAAGCTGATGATCTTTTTAGAACATTAACACTAGGTTCCATAAATTGCAGCAATATTATATCTTTACCTTGGATTTTTGCATTAACAAAAGGTAAAAAATATGAAAATGGCTTACCACATACTAGATCAAATATAATATTTCTTTCCACAATTGTTAATACAGATACAAACGGACTAGTAAATACTTTAATACATGAAAAAGTTCATGTATATCAAAGAGCTTATCCAGAAGAAGTATCCAATTATTTAGAATCAAAAGGATACACAAAATATAAAAATAGTCTTGGAATTCCAAGAAATAGATCAAATCCTGATTTAGATGGATGGATTTATTATAATCCTGTAAATGCTAAACCAATGATTGCATATTATTCATCTGATAAACCAACTGATATTACTGATATAGTACTTACTGATCCATCATTTGAACATCCTTATGAATTAATGGCTTATTCTATTGCTGATAAATTAACATCAGGAGCTAATTAATTCATTTCTTAATTAAGCTTCCATCAAAACCATAAATTCCCCAATGAGTGCATCGTGACCAGAAAGCTGCATAAACTGTCTCCCCAAGTTCTTTCCATTTATCACATAAATAATAATCTTCTGATAAATAAATATTATATTTACGTTCTGTATCAAAGAAACAATAGTATCTTTCATCATCTGCATAGTAATAATATTCATCTCCTGAGAATTTTTCTTTTATTTTTTCAAGTGCACTTCTTTTTAAAAGTAATTGTCCAGTACCAATAAATCTTACAGGAACTGGTTTATATATATCAGTAATAGTCGTACTTTCAAATGGCATTACAACAAAATCACATAATGAATGATAATTCTTGTCATTAATTCTTTCTAAATGAATTGTTTTTTTAGGATAAATACCTCCAATAAATTCTAATCCTGTTTCTAACATCTTAAATACATCTTCTGGTTCAAATTGAATATCAGAATCAACAAAGAATAAATGAGTACAATCTGTTTTTAAAAACATGTCGCATAATTTATTGCGACCTCTTGGAATAAGACTTTCATTTGTTAAAATTTGATAACATACTTCCAATTTTCTTTCAGCACAATATTTTTCAAATTTTATCAATGATATTACACATGCATGTCCAACATTACCACCATATGCTGGCATAGCTACAAATAATTTTATTTTTGATGTATCAAGTGAAGAAGCCATTATAGAAAATATATAAAGATATAAATATCAATACCCTTATATTAAAATAATATGAGTTCTGATTTAAATAAGTCAATTGAATCAATAGAATCAAGTGTTAAATATATAATTAATCAATCGCCACCTGATACAAATGACGATAAAATTAAAGATTTATTATTAAAATTTAATAATGATAAAGGAAAAGTAATATCTTATTTATGGAATCCTGAAATTTTTGATGAAAAACCAAAAAAAGAAAAAACAAAAATAGAACAAGCAAGAGAAATATCTATTGCTTTTGATAATGCTAAAGAACAATTTGAAAAAAATAAAAATAAAAATAAAAATTAAAAAGTATTTAAAGCTGCGTTTATCTGTAATATAATAATCAATAAAAATGAGCAGCAATTATACTCTTGAAATTAAAACCGTACAAGCAAGTACTTTTAAACAAGTTATAGATGCATTAAAAGAAATTTTGATGGATGTTAATCTTGAATTTGATGACACTGGTATGAAAGTTGTTGCACTTGATAACACTCATGTTGTTCTTGTTCATTTAAAACTTGAATCTGATAAATTTGAAACTTATCATTGTGAAAAAAAAGTATATGTTGGCATAAATATGCTAAAATTACATTTGCTCATCAAAACAATAGGAAACAATGACGTTTTAACACTTTTTATTGATAAAAATGATACCAATCATTTAGGTATCAATATTGAAAATCCTGATAAAAACATGAAAACCGTCTATAAACTTGCAATGCTTGATATTAATGTTATCAATATTAATATTCCTCCTGCAGACTTCCAAACAGTTATTACAATGCCTTCTATAGATTTCCAAAAGATTGTTCGTGATATGCATAATTTAGCTGATTTTATTGAAATTAGAAATGTTGGCAATCAAATAACTTTCTCTTGCAAAGGTGATTTCTGCAGTCAAGAAACACATATTGGAACTGAAAAAACATCAACTGTAAATATCAAAAATAGCTCTGATCAAGAAATTATTCAAGGTGTTTATAATCTCAAATATCTCTCCACATTTACAAAATGTACTAATTTAAGTAACGTAGTAGAAATTTTTATCAAAAATTCTTATCCACTTGTTCTTTCTTATCAAGTTGCTAATATGGGATCCATCCGTCTCGCATTAGCACAAAATGAATCTACTAATTAAAAATCTATTAATTTAAAGTTTAGTAATTTTTAGTTTAAATCAGAGTCATCTTCATCATCTTCATCATCTTCTTTTTGCATATTTAGTTTTCTTTTTCTTAACAATTTTCTTGTTGTTGTTAATGTCCATTCTCTTGATGGATCACTTGAAATATCTATCAAATCAATAGATCGATTATTATATCTTTTTGATAATTTTTCAATAAGCTCATTGATATATAATTTAACTTGATCAAATGATTCATAAATTATATTAAAATCTTCAATAGTTTGTATTATCATTATATCTTGAAATTTGTCTTTTAGAATAATAATTAATGACATATAAATATCAATAATTTGTCGTGCCATTTCTCGCTCATTTTCATAATGAATTAACCTCCATGTATATTCTGTTTCATTAGAACTTATTAAATAATTTATTCTATTTTTTCTTGTTTTTTCTTCAAAATCTTCAATTGCTGTATTCCATCTAGGAATAATTACTTCTTCAATATGAATATGCATTCTATGTATATGTGAAATTGTTCTTTGAATATTTTTTGGTATTTTCATCAGATTCAATTTTCGAATCACATAAATTAAATTTGGCAAAATGTTTCCACATGGATTGTCATCTTGTTCTCTCGGAACTTCTCCATTATTTATCTGCCTAATATACTCATAATAATGAGGATTATGAATTCTCTTTGTTTCAATATTTCCTGTTTTCCAATCCCATGCTGTATGACATTGTGTACAATACATCTGATCACATCCTTCAGTTTTATATATAGTAAAATCACATCCAACCTTTGGACATTGTTTACTCTCTAAATTAATAATTTTAATTGTAGCTACAGTATCTTTATCACATATATGATCTGGTTTAATAATTTCATTGCATTCTTTGCAAACTATAATATTACATATACCACATTTATATTCTGTATTTAAAAATCCTTTACATGTATCTGCAATACATTTTCGAATATATTTAACTTCTGAAGTTCTCACCACTATTTCAGTATTTTCAAACGTAGTTGTAAATTTTTTATTATATTTAGAATATTCTTTTCTTAATTCTTCAATTCTTATCTGTACATCAATAAATTTATTTGGATAATATTGTCTAATATCACAACCATAAACATATAATTGTAGTTCTTTATACTCTTTTGCTATTTCTGTTAGTTTAAAAATAATTCTGTTTTTTTCAAGAAAAAATTCTGCTGCTGGTTGATCTTCTGGCAATCTCGCTTTATCTTTATCAATTAACATCTTATTAATATGATCAGTATATTCTCCATTAATAAATTTTTTAGTAAAATACTTTTCCATTGTTTCATAAGTAAATTGTGATTTACAATTCATACATGAAGCATAAGATTTAACAGTTAAAATAAACTTAATATTACATTCACTACATACTTCATAATCACAACTTGGACATTTATTTAATTTTTTTGTACTTTTATTTATGAAATCACAACAAATATTACAAGTTGAGACCATTTTGTTATATAAATTATATAATATAGAAATCAATTTTTTATATAAGATTAAATTATATGTAATTAATAGTAATTTAAATGTTTCCAATATGGAAAAACTTACCTATTGAATTATATTATAGAATTACTGATTATTTAAATCCAGCTTTAAGAAGAGATTTGGGACTTAAACCTAAAAAAATAACTAATTTACCATATTTAGATATTCCAACAAAATCATATAAAAATATATATGATCAAAGTGTCAAAAGATTATTAAGTATTGAAATTGATAGTCATCGTGTATTTTCATATACTGTTTATGCAGGTTATAATAATTTTATTCATTTAAGTGGTAATAAATATATTTTTACAAATACATCATCAGATTCTATATATTTTTATATAATGATTAAAGATATTAATAATTCAAGCATTTGTATGGCATTATATCATGAATTATATAATGAGCAATTAGTATTAGATAATGTAAAAATAATACCTTTTTTAATTGAAAATTAAATTCACTATAAATCAATAAAGATTATACATTATTATTAAGAAAAATACAATTGAATGCATCACAATTCCTTTAAAAGTTGCATTTGAATCTTCACTTATTACTTGATACATTCTATTGGTTAATGCTTGATATAATTGGTTTGTTAATCTATATGCTGCTGGACTTGATAATATAACAAAACTAATTGTTGCAATTACTGCTATTCTAAATTTTTGTCCTTTATTTTTATCTCTTTGTTCTACTATTAATTCTGAATCATCTCTTTTTTTTTCTTCCATTTTCCATCTATTTATATCTCTTGGCGATGGATCATATATTGACCCCATTGCTGGACTAGGAAACATAACGTTCTCTATTATAATAAACCAAACAAATTATAACTATTAATTTACGTGGTATTTCATTTGGTAATCTTGGATTTGCGTACATATTTACTTATATCTTTCTATTTTTATTTATTTTATATAGTTTAACATATCCCATGTAATTAATATTTACATCATTTGATTGAAAACAATAAACATGATATAACTTATTTTTATCTAATATACAATATTCATTATCCATAATTGCTTTACAATCACTACATTTATAAATAATAATTTCTTCTTTAGGTGTTTCTATTTTTGGTTTAATACATTGATTTCCCATATTATTATTCTTGTAATATTATTTTTATTTTATTAATTTAATTATTTCTTCAATACGATCTTCTTCTGGGACATTATGATATACATCCAATATTGCTTCTGTATGATATGATGCTTTATTTAAAAATTTATGAAATCTTTTTTGATCTTCACTATCTAATTCATCTAATATTTCATCAAATATTTCAGCATTCTCTTCTTTTAGTAATCTATCTCTTTCTCTTTTTTCATTAATTAAAAATTGTATATAAGCATTTTTTGGTTTCTCTCTAATTTCTTTAAATAAATATGGGATATTTGATTGTTCATAAAATCCAATTTTTTGATAAAATGATAAAGCAGTTGGCAATGCAGTCAATTTTATAAAATCTATGTCTTCTTTTTCGACTTCTTTTATTATATCTGTACCAATACCTTGAAATTTGTTTTTATTTGTAGAAGCTGCTATTTCAATAATATATGCTAATTTTTGACCACCTTCTGGTTTATCAGTTTTTTCAAAAGATACTCTTGCCCAACCACATATTAATGGTTTAGATGATCTTAATGTTTCTTTTAGATCTGCAAAAACATCTAAATCAATAGCTACATATAATTTGTCTCCTTTTTTACATGGTGATTCCCATGGAAATATTCTAATAAAATTACTTTTTTGCTCTTCTGCTAATTTAGTTAATTGTTGAATCATATATTTATCTTTTATACAATCCAATATAATAAGACTACATTGATAGTTTTCTTTGCCAATTCTTGAAGTCGCTTGAACTGGTGAAGAGACTGATATATCTTTTTTTCTTTTTTCTGTTTTTTGTGTTTTTGCACTCATTATTTTATAGTAAGGTTTTTATATATAAATTATATGAGGTGATGTAAAATTAATACCATTAAAATCACATGCTCCTGCTATTGTATATGCTCCAGCATTTTTCCATACTAACCAATCTCCATATTTCATTTTTGATATATTTTTTGTAGCTATTTTATCAAATCCATCACATGTTGGTCCCCATAATATACATTTTGTTTTAGGTGACCCAGATTGTATTAATGGTTCAGGATCATAACTTGCATGATCATATAATACTGAATTAAAAGATCCATATAATCCATCAGTTAACCAATATTCAATTGATTCATCACGTTCTCTAACATTTATTATTTTTGTATATAATGTAGCTATAGTTTCTACAAAATATCTTCCTGGTTCTGCTATAATTTTAATATTTTTATTATTGAAAAATTCTTCTTTACCATGAGAAACTGATTCTGAAATATCAAATAATGTTGATTCTGTAAATCCACCACCAATATCTATTATTTCAATATTAAATCCATAATTATTTGTAGCTACATTTGCTAAATTTTGACATTCTTTTAAAGTTTCATAGTAAATTTCTGGATTATTTGCACCAGAACCAACATGAAAACTGATACCAATAACATTTAATTTTAATTCTTTAGCTTTTATTAATAAGCCAATCCATTCATCTTTATAAGCACCATATTTATTACTTAAAACACATCTTGCTGTTTGATCATTTGCATATATTCTTAATATTAATTTCATTTCTTTTTCTGTATGTTGCATTATTCTTGCTATTTTTTCTAATTCACATATGGAATCAAATGTTGTTAATAATACATCATTATTAATAGCATATTTAATATCTGATTCCTTTTTACATGGGTTTGCATAGATTATCCTAGAAGGATTACATCCTGCAGATAAAACTAAATCTATTTCTTTTGGTGATGCACAATCAAAATTACAACCTAAATTAGATAATTGACTTACAACACGAAAATTTGGATTACATTTTACTGCATAGTATGGTTTGATATCATTCATTAAATAATTCCATTTATTATATAAATTTGTTAATATTGACAAATCATATACATAAATTGACTCCTCTTCTTTATTTAATTCAATCTCAAAATCAATATTGGTGGCATTATGGTAGGGAACATCAAACATATTACGAAGTGGGAAACCTTCGCAAATTTGAGTTGTCAGTGTGGTAGAATAATATTTAGGGACAAAAAAATAATTTTCTAAAAAATCTTACGCAATTATTTCATAAATGCAATAAAAATAATGCTCCTGGACGGGCTCGAACCGTCGACCTACTGCACATAAGGCAATTGCTCTAAAACCAACTGAGCTACAGGAGCTAATTTGTGAGACTTTTCTCACATATTCCATAATATGCTAAAACCTTAAATAATTTTTGATACTTAAAGATAATCACAAATTTCTGGAATATCATTGACAAGTTTAAATGGTTTTCCACAACCATATATCAATCCTGAATTATATAAATTATCACATTCTGTTTTATTCAAATGAGGATCTATTTGATTATTATCTTTTTTATAAACTCCATGTCTAAATATTGCACAATTGATTTCATTTTTGTATATTACTATATTCTCAAAACAATGAGGACATAAAACTATTAATGGTTCTGCCATTAATAGCAATGATTGATTTTCTTTAAATAATGTAATGGACTTTTCACTAAATACATATTTTGATAAAATTTATGTTATTAATATGGATGCTGATACTGATCGTCTTGAATCAATAACAAATGAACTTGATAAAATTCATACTAAATTTATTCGTATGCCTGGAATTATTGCTGATAAAGGATTACGATCTCAAGAAGCAAATTTTTTTGGTAAGTATTTTAGTCCAACTAGTGCTATCGGTATTTCTGAAGCACATCGCAAAATATGGAAAACTGTTATTGAAAAAAACTACTCATCTGCTTTGTGTTTTGAAGATGATATCAAACTTATTGATAATATATCTGATATCATCCCAAAAGCTATGAAAGAATTACCAGATGATTGGGATATGGTCTATCTTGGATGCATTACTTGCTGTAGTCCTGATAAGATTTCTTTAATTGAAGAAATTCAAGAAAAAATAAAACCAACATTAAAAAAATATAGTACTTATTTGAATACTGGAGGACTCTATTATGGTAATGAAGCATATGCAATTTCAAATAAAGGAGCTCAAAAATTATTAGAACAACTTGATAAAATAAATTGGCATATCGATTTTGATATTACATATTATACAAATAATCTAAATAGTTTCAAAATTAACCCACCTGTCGCTTATCAAAATTTTGATGATAAACATGAATCACATAATACTCAAAAAGTTCCTGTAATTCTTAATAAATTAATTAAAAAAGTCAAATTTAATGATAAATGTGAAACCAGTTTTAGTACATTTAATTGGATTATGTCTATTTCTCTTTTCCGTTTCTTTAGTGATACTTTTACTTTCAATTTATGGTCCTTATTATTCTTTCTAATTTCATTTATATTCCCGATTATGACACCAGTTCTATGCGCTTATATTATAATTGATATGATTTATATAAAATTTAATAAACCAATTCTATATTTACCTATTATATGTGCTATTATTTTAGGATTTCTCATCAGAAAAGTAATTAGCTAAATGATTTGATTCATTAGATGATCTATTTGCTTCATTTTCTTTTTCAATTTCTAATGACCATTTTTCACTTATTCTATAAAGATATAATTGAAGATCTTCAACTGGTATTTTACACCATGTATTTTTTACATTTTCTATATCTTCAATTGTTGTTGATTCTGCACTACGTCTTCTTCTAGGAACCATTATTTCATTGTTTGAAGAATTCAATATTGAATCAGTAGGCATATACCACATATTTTTAATTTGTGGATTGTATAAAGGGTATGTCGCTGATTTAACATTGTTTGAAGAATTCAATATTGAATCAGTAGGCATATACCACATATTTTTAATTTGTGGATTGTCTAAAGGGTATGTCGCTGATTTAACATTGCTTAACATACTATAATTTTTATTTAAAATTTTTTTGATAACTTTTTTTCAATGTATTCTGGTATCTTATTGATTTCAATACATTTAGGAAAAGTACTAATTGGGACCCTTTTATAATCCATTTGTTTTGTATCATTTCTGTATAAAATACTAATATAACTTATTAACATATAATATACTAATATAAGAATTGCTTTATTTTTATATAAAAATAAAATGTCTCATGTTGTTTTTTCTGAATATCTTAAATTTCAATGTGAAAGATTACGCAAAGAAAATCAACCTTTCATAAATAATCCAAAAAATAATAAAGCTGCTATAATTATTGAACCGAGAAAACATGAATTTCTAGAACATGTTCTTCGAAATGTAGCTACAAATTTAAATTCTTCCTGGAATATTTATGTTGTAACTTTTGATATTGAATGGATTCAAAATATTATGAAAAATTGGAATATCGGATTTATTAAACTGAATGCTAATTCTATTACTAAAGAACAATATTCTCAAATGTTAATGTCTAAGACTTTTTGGGAAATATTTCATGAAGAATCTATTTTGATTTTCCAATCTGATTGCATTTTCTTTAAAAAAGGTATTGAAAAATTCTTAGATTATGACTATATTGGTCCTAATTATTATAATGAAAATCATATTACTCCCCTTAATAATGGAATACAAGGCGGTATTTCTCTTAGAAAACGCAAAGTTATGATTGAATGTATTGATAAAGTATCTCATATATCTATGAATAAATATAGAAATGATCATGGATTTAATAATATTAATGAAATCATTGAAGATGTATTCTTCACTCATGCTTGTGAAATTTTACATAAAAATGTAGCTACAAAAAAAATAAATTCTGAATTTGGTATCGAAGCAGATTATGATTCTGATACACATTGTCATCACGGATTTAATAAATCTTATTTTAACTGTGGTGACGCATTAAAATTACTTTCCAATTCTTAATCTCCATAATGATGTATGATAAACAAATGCATCATTATCATCTATACCAATAAATAATTGAATCAAATCTTTTTCTTTATTATATAATATTCCACTTACATATTCAATACCCCATTTTAATATCCAAAATGGTGATGATAAAAATGTTATTGATCCTGTTTTCATATCAAATTCCATCCAATGATGTATATAACTTAAAGAATTTGGCAATATTTGATCTTGATCATTAAAAATAACATCATGTATAACACATCCCCAAGTATTACCATGCAAATGCACTGGACTCGTAGAACCTTTAAACCCATCAATATTAATTCCTGAAGATTCTTTTAATTCTATAAAATTTGTAGCTACAAATTTATTTTTATTTTCTTTAGACGAACCATCATCAAATTTATATATTAATTTTTTATATATATCAAATAACAATAAATTATTTTCATAAATAAATGGACATATATTCTTAACTGGTAATACTTTAATATCAACTGGTTGTAATTCTTCAACTTTTTTATAATTTTTATCAAAATATCCTATTAATAATTCATTTGTCATTTTTTTTGATCCATGAGTTGATGAAGCTGTAAACCATACCTTATCTTTCCAATGGATTATTCTTAAATCTTCTATTCCTTGAAATATATTTATATTCTTTTCTAAGAAATTTGAAGGACTGTCTATTTTATGTAAATTTGAATTATCTGTATTAAATAATAATACATAATTTTTATCAGCAAATTCAGTATGCTCAACTGCTCTTAAATATATTATATTTTTTGAAACACTTGGATTGAAAAAAGAATGATTTTTAGGTATATTTGATGTATCTTTATCAAATAATTTACTAACATTTCCTGGTAAATGACGAATATATTGCGGCATTTTACTTAATAATAAGTCTTTTTCCTTTATGTCAAAATAAAACATTTATTATTTTTAGATTATGCCATATAAAGTTCAGAAATTACCAGATGGCAAATATAAAATTACAAATAAACGTACTGGACGAGTTATTGCATACCATACAACAAAAAAAAATGCAGAAGCTCAATTAAGATTATTACATTATGTCAATGCACAAAAAGGTGAAAGATATATGAAAGGTGGTAGTAATCACCTTTTTAATTCTGAAGATGAAATTGAAAATTTTTTTAGATATATTGAAAGATTTTATCAAAAATACAATGACAATATGAAACTTACAGATAGTAAAAAAACAATTTTATATTTAATAAACTATGAATATCCAAGTATTGATGAAATATATAATATGGATAATGCTTTTCTTATTCAAGAATATGCTAGCATAATTGGAAGAAATTTTTTAAGAATGCAACTTAGTTTGACTAGTTTAGCAGATATGTTACACGATATAATATTCTATATGATTGATGAAAAAAAAATATCAAAAGACATTGTAATATCATTTGAAGAATTTAATGATAATGTTTTAAATTCATATAATGAAAAAAAAGATGAAATTGAAAAACTTCTAGGGTTTCATATAAATTTTAATGATGAAGAAGAAAAGGGTTTAATAAATGTGGGTTTAATAAATACATATAAAAAAATTGAAGATGCTTACAAAACACATCGTATTAGTATTAAATATCCTTTTGAACTTTATGTAAGTGTTAATAAATTATTTATTCAAATAGATTTCCATCAGGAAAAAGAAAGAGGCAAAATTTTATATGGATTATGGGGTGATATAGAACATATGAAAGCACAAGATATAGCTAATATATCTGAACAACTTCATCATTTTACTAAAAATGAAATTGTAAAATCAGGATTACCTGATGATGTACAACGTAAAATTATAGAATTTTATGATAAAAATTGGATTACTTTTCATAATAAAATAATTGAAGGATATGAAAAAGAAGTAGCTAGATATGAAGGGAAACGTCCTATTATTAAAGGTGAATTCAATGAGCGTTCTTATGTTATTAAACATCATAAAGAGATTGAAAAATTATTAAGTGAATCACAATTCGAAGATTTTTGGCCATTTATAGAAAACATAAATGAATATTATAGATTAAATCATCTTAGAGAATTATTACCTATAATAAATTCTGAATTACCATCTATTGATAATATTTTAGAAAAAACAACTGATGATAATAATGCTAAAGAAATTGGAGAAAAATTTGCCAAAATGAAATTGAATATGAAGGATATCGAAGATTTATATTATCGATTAGAACAATATATAAAAAGTGAAATATTAAATAATACTAAAAAAGAACAAGAAAAGTTTATACAAAAGTTTGATGAATTATCTCAAGAATTTCATATATCATATCAAAACAAATTAGAAAATGCACGACAAATCTTGAATTCAGAAATAAATATTAAAAGATATAATTATAATGATGATAGATTAATTAAAAACTATGATGATCTTTTCGATGCTTATGCTCAACGTGAAGAACACAATCGTGATATTCCTTTTGAATTTTATGTAATAATTAATACATCTTTTCGTCATATTAATGATATGGTAGCATATATACCTGACCCATGGTTAAATTTAGATAATGTAAGATTCAATGGTAAAGCACTTTATGCACTATGGAGTGAAAAAAATTATACACCATTACAACTAAATAATATATTTAGTGAAATTTATAGATATATTCTAAAAAATTATGAAAATAAAGAAAATGGTAAAATATTACCAATTGATAAAACTTCATCTCCTAGATTAAGAACAATAGCTCTTGAAGCATTTGAAAAAAATTTTAATATTTATAGTGAACAAATAACAAAAGGATATACTGAAGCACAAGCAGCTGCTCCTGGTGCTCCTGGTCCTAAAGATAAAGGCAAAGGTATTGCTAGAAAATTATTTAATGATTTTGATGAACCAATAATAAAAAAATCTGACAATGAAGCAGGACCATCTAAAAGACCAATAGATGAAGGAGGACCATCTAAACGACCTGAAAAAGACGAAGGTGAATTAGGACCAGAAGGACCTATTGAATTATGGATTATGGATCCTGAAAAACCTAAAAAACATCTTAAAATAGGCAGTAAAAGATATAATAAATTAGTTGAAAATGGTAAAATTGTTCCACAAAAACATGATTTAAAAGATATTGCTAAATTACTTGAAGAATCTAAAAAACCACAATCATGTGAAATTATTATTGATAAAAAAACAGGTAAGTTTAAAAATCCATATGGTGTCGGTAAAGAATTAGAATCAAAAACACCATATGGTACAAAAATTATAAAAGAATTAGAAGACGCAGGTTATACTATTAAATTTTTTGATCCAGGATCTGTTTTACCAAAAATAAATGTAGAAAAATGTAGAAATAAAGAAACTTTTACAATGTTTGAAGATCTTGAAGACGTAAATAAACGCGGTGATTTAATTCAAATGCCTTCTGGATATTGTTATTCATTAACTGAATTAATTGATTGGATTAAAAGTCAAGGAAGTACTTTTACTAATATAGATCCTCATAATCCTAATAAAACATTATTTACAAAAGATGATATTCTTTTGCCAAGTATTCAACATTCAAAAGAACTTGTTGGATTATTAAATAACTATTTTGCTGAAAAAGAAAAAGAAGCTGAAAGAAATAATGAGGTTATTTATAAAAATATAGATGTTTTATATAAAATAGCTGATACTGGCCGTATATGTTATTTTGATAATGGTTCAAGTGAGGAAGAAAATGATTCATCAACATTTGCATATAGTGCTGAAGCATTATCTGATTTAGCAGAAATGATTGAAAAATTAACAGAATCTGATAAAAAAATATTTAAAAATCTTAAAGCTATTAGTTCAACTGTCGCTGATTCACTTAAATCAGCAAATGAAGGAACATCTTGTATACATGGTATTGGTACGCAATTAATATGGATTTTTATACAACATTTTAATTCTCTAATTTCTAAATATCCTGAAATAATCTATGATCCATTAAAAACTGGATTATACTTTATTAGTGATAAAGATGGTATTACTTTAGTTAATAGTGAAACTCGTCTTAAAGTAAATACAAGTAATTACTATTATAGACAACTTTTTGATAGTAATATGAATAAAGCTAATAAAAAATTATTATGGGATATGAATAAAATAAGCAAAGAAGGATTATCAACTGTATATAAAGAAAAATGTCCAAATGATCCAGATATATCAACATTACAATCTCTTGATAAATGGGAAGAATTAGAAGAATGGCGTAAATTTCGAACTGAAAATGGGTATTGTTTTGATCTTTTATATTTAATTAAAGTTGTAACTGATCAAATAAATACCGAAAAGATGACAAATCCTTATCCAAGATATCCATTTAATCCATTTACATTTACAAAATTAACAGTTAAAGATCTTTTAAAACTTAAAAGACAGATTACAAATAATTATTTAATAGTAGCATCACCATTATTAAAATTCTTATTTAATCCTGAAATATTATGGTATAATGGACCTGGTGATGTTAGATGGACAGACGAATCTTTTAAAAATGAATTAATAAAATTATTTGAAACTGATATGAGATACAGGAGAGAATTTAAAGATGAGATCCATTTTTATATAGAAGATGATGTTGAAATTGTGAATGAATTACCATTAACAGGTTTCTGGTGCTTAAAAAATACACCAATATCAAATGAAGAAAATTTTGCACTTGAATTAATTAATGATCCAAGTGTTTTATTTAATATAACACTTGATTTGAAAGAAAGACTTGAACAAATTAAAGTACATACATTACCAGAAGCATATTATTATAGAAATAATTATCGTGTAAGTAATGATACTGATTCAATTCATGCTTATAATGATATTGGAGAACTACCAATATCATAATACTATATAAGATTTCATTAATCTTATTAAAAATAAATGGAATTTTCGTGTCCTATTTGTGAAGAAAATGACACGAATTATTTATTTAAAAAATTAAATATAATTGATGGGATTTATATATTTTATACTTATCCAAATGTAGCTACAAAATATCATAATCATTCTGAAATTTTAAATCATTTTAGTTGTATGCTTAAAGAAATAGATCATGCATCTATTAAATGGAAATGGGTTTTTAATTCTAAAGATTTTAAATTAAAATATGCAACACATATTAAAACAGCTATTTCAATAACTCGTTTAATTTCAGAAATCAAAGCAGATCTTCATGAGATTATTATTATGAACCCGACATGGCATATAAACTATATACTAAAAATTGTTACACCATTTCTTAAAAAAGATATATGTGAAAAAATAAAATTCAAATTATCTAATAAAAAAACAAAATAATTTAAATAGTCTTATTTTTACTGATCTTATTTCTTTTTGCTAACATGTTTTCTTGATTTATTTGTAGCTGTTTTTCTATTCAATCGATCATCTTCATATTCTCTATCAACATCCATTCTATATTGTCTCCATGCTTCATTCAATACTTCCAATTCCTCTTTCCAAATATTTTGAATACTTTTATTTTTCAAATGTTCAATTGCTGCAAATAGATCTGCAGCTTCTTTCTCCAATTTAGCTTTCTTCTCTTGAGTTACTTGATCCATATGCATTGATCGTAAATATTTATAGCCTCCATCTGCATCAAGTTGTGCTTCTGAATCAGCAAATGCTTCAGAATCTTCATTTGCTGCTTCAAGATCTGTTTCTTCATCGATTGATATTTTCTTAATATGCATTTTTGGATATTTTGCATCTGATAACATCTTATCTACTTCTTTGCTCTTCTTATTTTTCAAAATAATCACATCATCTATTACTTCTTGAATATATCTTACTTTTGCTGATAAATATGTATATTCTGTCTCCATCTTCTTTATCTGATAATTCTTGCGTTCTAGATATTTTTCAATTCTGATACAGGCCCAATCTTTTATCACTGTCTGTATATCTTTGAAATTCTTGATCGCTCCATCCTCTCCATATAAATGTATATTTCTCAAACTCAATGATTTTGATGTAGATAATTGAAAATCTGCTTCAAATGTCGCTTCTATCTTATCACGCACATCTGGATATAATTTTAAGATAAATTTAATATTTTTTGTTGTGTAATGACTATCAAAATCCTTTAATACTGGACTCCCTTGATTAATCATTTCTGTCAAAAATTCTTTATAATCATCAGTCCATTTACCAATCGGCAATTCTGTTATTTCAACTGTTTGATCATCTATCCATGTATATCTTCCTTTACTAATAAAAGAGTCTGTTTTAACATTATTTTTTGTTATTTGGCCAGTAAATCCTAGATACCATGGATTAATATCTTTGATATTCAAATTATTAATAATTTCTTGTGCAATTACTACATCATTTTCTGTTTTTATTGATTCTGGAATAGCATCTGCAATTGATATACATATAGTGATAACATCAGTTGGATTGAAATTTGGCAAATTTGTTGAAAATCCTGTACCAATTCCAGAACATCCATTGATAAGTACCATAGGAATAATTGGAATATAATAATCTGGTTCAATCAATAAAGTATCTTCTTTTTGATAATGAAGAATTGGAAAATCTTCTTCACGATAAATAAGCATTGTAAGCGCACTTAGCATTGTTGAAATATACCTTGGTGAAGCATGATCATCACCTCCTTGAATACGAGAACCAAATTGACCATTTGGCATAAGCAAATTAATATTATTTGATCCAATAAAATTCTGTGCCATTCCAATAATTGCTTGTTGAAGACTTGTTTCACCATGATGATAATCAGATACTTCTGCAACATATGCCGCAAATCTAGCTACTTGCATTTCTTGTTTTGTAAATTTACGTTTGAATGCTGCAAACAAGATCTTTCTTGTTGATTCTTTAAGACCATCTAGCAAATGATTAATTGAACGTTCAAGATCACTATTTGAGAAATGAATCAATTCTTTATTAATGAAATCTTCATAAGATACATTTGGATTCTTTGGATCATATTCTAATGCTATATTTCTATCAAATTTCTTCAACCATTCTTTTCTGTCATCAGCACGTTTCTTATTAAAACCTAAATCAATACCTTCATCTGATGCCTCTCCAGTATATTGATATGTAATCAATTTCATATCTCTGAAATATTCTTTAGCTTCATCCTCCTTAGATGTACCAAGTCCTTTGTAATATTTGATCTTCCATCCTTTACCATCTTCATGTTGTTTCTTCCATCTCTCAAATTCTGGTATAGTATAAAATGAATGAATTGCATCTCCTTTCGATACTTTTAGAATTGGTGTCAACATAGATGTTAAAAAGCCATTTTGTGAAAAAAGAGAAGGCCATAAAGATTGAAAAATATTGAAAAGTAATCCTTTGATATGAAAGCCATCTGTATTATGAACTATTATTTCTCCAACACCTGCTTGAAAATGATGATTTTCTGTTTCAAGATCATAAACATACTGTTCTGTTTTACCCAAATTAATAATT